CACTTTATCGTGGTTAGGGAACGCCTTGTTCTGGATGCCGCTACCCGAACCGCTGCAGGAGGTGAAGTGATGGACTATTCACAGTTAAGTGATTTTGAAATTAACAGAATGGTAGGAGACATAATTTTTAAAGGCCTTTGGGCGTGTAAACCGGAAACATCAGGGAATAACACCAACAAATGGTATTACGGAAATACTGATACAACTTTTGAGCCATTAAACCCTTTACCTGACTACTGCAATAATCCATCGGATGCATGGCCTATTATTGTTGATAATAAAATCAGTCTAACCTGCCACCAATCTCGCGGTGAGTGGTCAGCTGTTTTTAATACCGAGAACATTTGCTTTCATGCGAATAATCCACTCCGAGCCGCCATGATTGTATTTCTCATGATGCAGGAAAATCAGAATGGCTAAATCCCCCGCAGAACGCAAAGCCGCGCAGCGCGCTCGGCAGTCCGCCGCCGGTGAGCGCAAAATTGAACTGGTGCTGGATAAGCAGGAGCAGGAAATGCTGGCGCGGAACTGCGCCGCCCGGCGCCCTGGTCGCGATCCCTATGAAATGGCCGAGTACATCGCGCTGCTGATCCGCCAGGATGATGCACGTGTGCGCGGGCGTATAAAATCGATCAGCAGAAAACTTTGCGGTAAGTGCGGCGAGAGAGTTCCCGTTAATTCATGCCCGTGTAATGGTGACTCGCAATGCTGGGTGACTAAAGGCTGGCATGAAACGAAATTAATAGTGTGACATGTCACGAGTAGATTATGCATGATGAATTTGATGGTTTTGAATACTGCCGCCAACTATGGCGGCTTTATTTTGCATGGTACTATTACCACAACGGTAACTATTACCACGGTGGTTATGATGCCTGCTGAACCTAAAACCTATAAACGCAAATCAACGCAATTTAAGCCACTAACAGCAATGCAGGAGGCTTATTGCCAGTCATACATCAAAACGCCTGAAAACCAGACTCATGCAGCGATTAACGCAGGATTCTCCCCAAATACAGCGGCAGTTAAAGCCAGTGTCATGATGCGCGATGAACGCATTCAAAAACGCATTGCCGAGTTGATGGAGGAGCGCAACAAACGAATGCGCGTCAGTGCTGATTACGTTCTCATGCGCCTGGTGGAGATCGACCAGATGGACGTGATTGATATCCTCAACGACGATGGGAGCCTTAAGCCAATCCGCGAGTGGCCGAAAATCTGGCGCACTACGCTTAGCGGCTTTGATCTGTCATCGACCATCATGAACATGAACGAGGATTCGATAGAGACAATCCTCAAAAAAATTAAATGGCCTGACAAGGTGAAGAACCTCGAGCTTATCGGTAAGCACGTCGACGTCAACGCGTTCAAAGAGCGCCTGGATGTTAATGTGAATGTGACAATTGCTGATCGCATAGCAGCAGCCAGGAAGAGACTGAAAGAACGTCAGGATGGCAATCAGTGACAGATGCAGCGTTATCTCCTGAAGAGCAGTTGATCGAGGATATTGCAGGGTTCACTCACGATCCGCTTGGCTATGCCCTCTATGCGTTCCCGTGGGGGGAAGAGGGTACTGAACTGGCACATGCCACCGGTCCACGTCAGTGGCAGGCCGATGCGTTCCGAGAGATACGTGATCACCTGCAGAATCCAGAGACGCGATATCAGCCGCTTATGCTGGCACGTGCTTCTGGTCACGGTATTGGTAAATCCGCATTCATCTCAATGCTGATCAACTGGGGCATGTCCACTTGCGAGGATTGTAAGGTCGTGGTGACCGCCAACACCGACAACCAGCTACGAACGAAGACCTGGCCGGAAATTATCAAGTGGTCAAACCTTGCTATCACGAAAGACTGGTTTACCTGTACCGCTACCGCGATGTACAGCAATGACCCTGGGCACGACAAGCGGTGGCGAGCTGACGCAATCCCCTGGTCTGAGCACAACACTGAGGCATTCGCCGGACTACACAACGAGCGTAAACGCATCATCGTGGTATTCGATGAAGCGTCGAACATTGCGGATCTGGTGTGGGAAGTTGCCGAGGGTGCGCTAACGGACGAAGACACTGAGATTATCTGGGTGGCGTTCGGAAACCCGACGCGTAATACCGGACGTTTCCGCGAATGTTTCCGCAAATATAAACACCGCTGGAAAACTGCGCAGATTGACAGCCGGACGGTGGAAGGCACCAACAAACAGCAGTTGCAGAAATGGGTTGATGACTACGGGGAAGACAGCGACTTCGTTAAAATACGTGTGCGCGGCATATTCCCTGATGCATCTGAATTGCAGTTTATCCCTACCGGTCTTACTGACGAGGCAATGAAACGGGTGGTAACCGCTGCGCAGGTGGCACATGCTCCGGTGATAATCGGCGTTGACCCGGCATACTCCGGCGTTGATGACGCTGTGATATACCTGCGGCAGGGGCTGCACAGTAAGGTGCTATGGACTGGTAACAAGACCACCGACGATCTGATTATGGCGAAGCGTATCGCTGACTTTGAAGACCAGTATCAGGCTGACGCGGTGTTCATCGACTTCGGTTATGGAACCGGGCTGAAGTCAATCGGTGACGGCTGGGGGCGCACATGGCAACTTGTTCCATTCGGTGGCGCGTCTACTGACCCGCAGATGCTCAACAAGCGTGGGGAGATGTTCAACTCATGCAAGACATGGCTGAGGCTCGGCGGCATGCTGGATGACCGGGAAACAGCGGACGACCTGTCGACGGCAGAGTACAAAGTTCGCGTGGACGGTAAAATCGTTATCGAACCGAAGGAAGATATCAAAGAGCGACTTGGGCGTTCGCCGGGGAAAGGCGATGCGCTATTGCTGACGTTTGCTTTCCCGGTAGCCAAGAAAACTAATGACCCACGGCAGCAGCAGGGCAGGGCTATAACAGACTATGACCCATTTGAATGATTTTTACTTTTGTGTTTTTGATTTTCTTTGATAGGTGGAATTTAAATCACCATTTATATTTACTAGAGGATTATTCAATAATGTACTGATTTCTGGATTGTTAATTCCAGTAACGCCAAGTTTCTTTACGGACTCATTAAAGTCTTGTAATGATTTTAGACCTACAAGCCCATTAGCAATTGTATTATTTGTTGCCAAAGGAATGTTTTTCTTATAGGACTCATATTCGTTTTTTAAATTTTTGTGAGTTTTTTCTAGATTTTCTAGTTTAGATGTTGTTTCATCAATAACCTTAGATAATTCTAAAATACGAGCTTGTGCTGCGCGCAGTTCTGTCTCCCTCTCTTTCAATTCAGATGTGAGTTGTCCCATTCTGTCTTTTGAAAGAATTATTTCCTCTTTCATGTCTTGAATGTTTTTTTCAGCGCCTGTTTTTACTTTTTCGTAAGTAATGTCTTTTTTAGCCAGCAATCTCTGTAGCCGTGTTTCACGTTGTATTTTTCTTGCCTTCCGGTGGTTTTCGATTGAGTCATTATTATCAAGAGGTTTTGCTTGCCATACGTTAATGATATTGTTTACCCATGGTAATAGGCAGCAGATAGTAATTACAGATAAGCATGGATAAAACATAACAGTTTTCCATGTGCTGTTATCTGAGATGTATGAAATTTTATCTATTATATTTGATTTGCTAAAAAACAGATAAAGAAGTGATTTCCAGTTGAAGGCGCACCAGGACATAACAAAAGCACCAAGCACAGGGTTTTTAGCTCGATGCACGGCAGTATTGGCAGTAGATAAAAACAGCTCTTTGAACGATTCGAACATACTAATTACCTTAAAGTTTTTCATGATTATACCTTTAAGGTAATTTGTGGTCATCAGGCAAAAAAATGCCCGGCGAACCGGGCGAACTGGAAGCAATGAGTTATGCCTTCCGTGGCTGTACGGGTTTACAGCATGAAGTCATCGCAATGGCGTCCTGCTGTAAAAAGGGCGGTGATAGGCCTTCAAGGGAAACCATCACCGCCAAGCCCCTGGAACTTCTGGCATCACGGTCCTTAGGCGTGATTCTGGCGTGGCATGCAGGATTCGAACCTGCGACCAACCGCTTAGAAGGCGGTTGCTCTGTCCAACTGAGCTAATGCCACAACGCTGAGAGCACTTAGCCTGTTAAGGCGCCACACTTTGTCGCGGCTCCATAAATGCTCTCATCGTTGTACCCTCGTCTCTTCCGAGGCGTCACACCGAATCGCCGGGATGGTGAATCCCCGTGCGCGGAATAAAACCGCTCGACTTGCACATTCCGGCTACCTGGTTCGTTTGCCACAGCCAGGGAGGGTGCCCCTTAAACGCATCCAGACCGCTATCGGCGCATGTGCCATACGCCGTACTGCTCAAAATAAAAGCTCACTCCACCTGTTCAATTTAACGACAAGCCAGTCAGGTTAGTAACCGGAATGAACTCTTTGGTTACCTGAAAGGTAATAATTCGCGCGTTAAATGTCAACTGTCTACGATAAATAAATCATATGTGGTTAAATTGGTAATAATTTAATTGCGTACGGAGTCATTGATATGTGCATGGGTAGCTCACCATCAGTGCCTGCAACACCAGAAGTTCAGGCAGCACCACAGGAGCAGGATGCCGCCGTTGTTGATGCCCGCGACGAAGAAACTCGTCGCCGTCGCGCTGCTGCTGGTCGTAGTTCTACGCTGCTTACCGGTTCTCAGGGCGACACATCAACTGCTAATACCAGCGGTAAAACGCTGCTTGGTCAGTAACCGGAGTCATTGAAATGGCGGAAACAACTAAAGAGCGATTGAACAAACAGTTCGCACAACTTGAAAGCGAGCGTCAGTCGTTCGAGCCGCACTGGCGCGAGTTGAGTGATTACATCAACCCGCGTGGTTCCCGCTTTCTGACTTCTGAGGTTAACCGTAACGATCGACGCAATACACGCATTATTGATTCGACCGGGACTATGGCGGCGCGCACTCTCGCCAGCGGCATGATGTCAGGCATCACAAGCCCCGCGCGTCCGTGGTTTCGCCTGGCTACGCCAGATCCTGAAATGATGGATTATGGCCCTGTTAAGTTGTGGCTTGAGGCGGTGCAGAACCGCATGAACGATATGTTCAATAAGTCGAATCTCTATCAGTCGCTGCCGCAGTTATACGGAAGCCTCGGCACATACAGCACTGGTGCAATGGCAGTGCTGGAGGATGACGAGGACATCATTCGCACAATGCCATTCCCGATAGGCAGTTACTACCTGGCTAACTCACCTCGTGGCAGTGTGGACACCTGTTTTCGCAAGTTCTCTATGACTGTTCGTCAGCTTGTTCAGGAGTTCGGGCTAAATAACGTCAGCGAATCCGTAAAAAGCATGTGGGAAAGCGGAACCTACGAGAAGTGGATTGAAGTGATGCATTCGGTTTACCCGAACATTGACCGCGATACATCGAAGCTGGATAGCAAGAACAAGCCATTCAAATCGGTTTATTACGAGGTTGGTGGCGATAACGACAAGTTGTTGCGTGAGTCCGGATTCGATGAGTTTCCAATTATGGCTCCGCGCTGGGAAGTTAACGGCGAAGATGTTTATGGATCATCATGCCCGGGTATGCTGGCGCTTGGACCTGTTAAGGCATTGCAGCTTCTCCAGAAGCGCAAGTCGCAGTTGATTGATAAAGCCACCAATCCGCCGATGGTTGCTCCGACTTCCCTCAAGAATCAGCGTGCCTCCCTTCTTCCTGGCGACATCACGTATATCGATCAGATTACTGGTCAGGATGGTTTCAGGCCTGCTTATCTGGTTAACCCCAGTACAGCAGATTTGGTGGCAGACATTCAGGACACCCGTCAAATCATTAACAGCGCCTACTTTGTCGATCTGTTCATGATGTTGCAGAACATCAATACCCGCTCGATGCCTGTTGAAGCGGTGATCGAAATGAAAGAAGAAAAACTTCTGATGTTGGGGCCGGTTCTGGAGCGTCTGAACGACGAATGTCTTAATCCTCTCATTGACCGCGCTTTCTCGATGATGGTGCGTAAAAACATGCTGCCGCCACCGCCTGACGCGATGGAAGGTATGCCCCTGAAGGTCGAATACATTTCCGTCATGGCTCAGGCGCAGAAGTCTATCGGCCTGTCCAGTCTGGCGTCTACGGTCAACTTCATTGGTCAACTTGCGCAAGCGAAACCAGAAGCTCTCGACAAACTCAACGTTGATCAGGCGATCGATGCATTCGCTGATATGTCCGGAGTGTCTCCAACCGTCATTGTTCCGCAGGAACAGGTTGAGCAGGCTCGCCAGCAACGGGCACAGCAACAACAGCAGCAACAAATGATGGCGATGGGGATGGCGGCGGCACAGGGTGCCAAGACGCTAAGCGAAGCTAAAACTTCGGATCCGAGTGTTTTGTCAGCTATGGCGAATGCAGTTAGTGGTCAGGGTGGGCAATCACAATGACAGATTACGAAGACGATCAACTGAAAGAAGAAAACGCCCGTAAGCAACGTGACATGGCACAGCGTGAAATTGATGACATTTGCTTTGTCATGAGCAGTGAACAGGGGCGTCGCGTTGTCTGGTCGGTGCTGGAGAAAGGCCGTGTGTTTTCCGCTATCTCACCGATGGACGCTATGGCAATGGCATTTAATGAGGGGCAACGCAATCTGGCGCTGGAACTGTTTCAGCGCGTTATGGCGCATTGCCCTGAACAGTATTTGAAGATGGCCAAAGAGGCCAGTGAACAGGAGTGATCATGAATTTATTTGAGCGTTTGCTGTATCGCCGTCTTTGCAATGAGCAACCAGTCGATGGTGGAGCAGCTCCGGCTGCGTCAGAACCGTCAGCGCCTGCAGGTGATAACCCTGCTCCAGTTGGTGATCCATCACAACAGGAAGGTGATAAGCCACAACCTGTTGCTGATGGCGATAAACCTGCTGATGACAAAAAGCCTGAAAACGATAAGCAGGATGAAAAAAAGGACGGCGATAAACCAGAGGGTGCGCCTGAAAAGTACGAGTTTCAGGCTGCCGAAGGCGTAGAGCTGGATACAGAAGCGTTGAAGGAATTCGAGCCGGTGGCGCGAGAACTAAACCTGACCAACGAGCAAGCGCAAAAGCTGGTTGATGCTTATCCGAAGATTCTGGCAGGTGTTCAGCAGCGCCAGGCAGAAGCCTGGCAGAAAACAACCGAGCAGTGGGCTGCGGATGTAAAAGCTGACAAAGAAATCGGTGGCGACAAGTTGATTTCTAACCTTAGCGCCGCACAGCGTGCGCTTGACCAGTTCGGGACACCTGAACTCAAAGAATATCTGAACACCACCGGGCTGGGTAATCACCCTGATCTGGTCAAAACGTTCGTGAAAATCGGAAAGGCGATGTCTGAAGATGGCATGGTCACCGGTGGTAATGAAGGCCAGCGTAGTGCGGCCGAAGTGCTCTATGGCAAATAAGAGAGGAAATGACAATGGCTGTTAAAGGCTTAACTGCGCTAACGCTGGCTGACTGGGGTAAGCGCGTCGATCCAAACGGGAAAGTCGATAAGATTATCGAGCTTCTCGGTCAAACTAACCCGATCCTTCAGGATATGCCCTTTGTCGAAGGGAACCTTCCTACCGGACACCGAACCACCATTCGTTCTGGTTTACCTTCAGCTACCTGGCGTTTGCTGAACTATGGCGTACAGCCAAGCAAATCAACCACAGTGCAGGTAACCGATTCCGTTGGCATGCTGGAAACCTATGCTGAAGTCGATAAGTCACTGGCTGATCTGAACGGCAATACCGCTGAATTCCGCCTGTCTGAAGACCGCGCATTTATTGAAGCGATGAATCAGCAGATGGCGCAGACGCTGTTTTATGGTGATTCCAGCGTTAACCCTCAGCAGTTTATGGGACTGTCCTCCCGCTATTCCAGCCTGTCTGCGGGTAATGCTCAGAACATCATTGATGCTGGTGGCACGGGTACAGATAACACCTCAATCTGGTTAGTGGTGTGGGGCGAAAACACCGTGCATGGCATCTTCCCGAAAGGGCAGAAGGCTGGCATCCAGATGGAAGATAAAGGCCAGGTGACACTGGAAGATGCTAATGGCGGCAAGTACGAAGGCTATCGCACCCATTACAAATGGGATAACGGACTTGCTCTGCGTGACTGGCGTTATGTTGTTCGCATTGCAAACATCGATGTCAGCAATATTTCAGAACCATCCTCTGCCGCAAATATTGCGAAGTTGATGGTTAAAGCACTACATCGCATTCCAAACCGTGGCATGGGCCGCCCGGTGTTCTACATGAACCGCACTGTAGGCCAGGCTCTTGATCTGCAGTCTCTGGAGAAAACATCTCTGGCTATCAGCGTAAAAGAGACAGAAGGCGAGTGGTGGACTTCATTCCGTGGTGTACCAATCCGTGAAACTGATGCGCTTCTGGAAACAGAAGCCCGCGTGGTGTAACGCCTGTTATTAACCTGTGGGTCGTAACAGACCCACTAATGGAGAAAGAAGATGATCACCGACAAACTGTTGATGTTCTCCGAAGCTCAGGCGGTTACGAATACCGCGGCTTCTACTGACGTAATCGATCTCGGTCCAATTGACGGAAAACGTCGTGATATCGGCGTGGGTTACCCGCTTGAGTTTTGGGCGCTGGTTAACACAGCCGCCGCGGCAAGCGGTGATGCAACTGTAAACATCCAGTTGCAGACGAGTGAGAATAACAGCTCATGGACCACTATTTATGATAGTGGCGCACTGGCAAAGACCGCCCTGACAGCAGGTAAACGAGTTGTTTCTGCAAAGGTGCCTGCCGGTGTTCAGCGATATCTGCGTGTTAACTACTCCGTCGCAACTGGCCCACTAACGGCTGGCAAATTCACTGCGGGTATCAGTCTGGATGTTGATGCCAATACGCCGTACCCGATCCGCTCAAAAGTAACTGGTTAAGGTGATATCGATGTCAGGTGAGAAACCAAGATACCGCGTTCTGCGCCTCTCTCATATCCATAACACTCTGTGGCCGGAGGGGGCAGAAATCGAATACGAAGGTGAGCCTGGTAGCGCACTGGAACCTGTTAACGATGCAGCCAGACAGGCAAAAGCAAAAGTTGCAGGAAAGGTGTCAATGGCAGCAACCAGCACCAAAATCATCAACGATGTGTCAGATGATGGTGAACTGGATAAGCTCCGTGAAGAGTACGAATTGCTCTTTAACGAGAAGCCACACCATAACGCCAAAGCCGAAACGCTACGCGAGAAGATCGCAGATAAGCGTAAAGAACTGGGCGTGTAAGCCTCGCGAATCAGACAAGGGGCTTCGGCCCCTTTATTGCAGGAGTATAGAAACTTATGGCCTCTGTAGTAGAGATCTGCAATCGTGCGCTGTCCAATATTGGCAACAGCCGCAGCATTAACAGCCTGACGGAAGCCAGCAAGGAAGCGGGGGAATGTTCGCTGCACTTTGAGGCCTGCCGTGATGCTGTGCTTTCTGATTTTGACTGGAACTTTGCTACCAAACGCGTGGCGCTTGCAGATACGAGCAATCCACCGCCTGACTGGGAATATGCGTACCAGTACCCGTCAGATTGTCTGCGCATTACTGAAATTATGCTTCCTGGTGTACGCAATCCAACAGCAGCAATGCGCGTTCAGTACGAAGTTGGTGCAGACACCAACGGAACAGGAAAGTTGATCTACACAGACCAGCCTCAGGCATGGCTCAAGTATGTCTCTCGCGTTACAGATGTGAACATGTTTGATGCCATTTTTATGGAGGCGTTGGCCTGGCGTCTTGCGGCAGCTATTAACATGGCGCTGACTGGGAATGCAGACCTCGGTACGTTTGCCCTCAATATGTACAATCGCGTGATTCTTAGTGCTGGCTCGCATAGCCAGAATGAATCACAGGAACCACTGCCACCGGTTGACGAGTTTACCATTGCGAGGTTGTCCTGATGGCTATCAGTTGGATCCAGCCCAGCTTTGCCGGTGGTGAGATTGGACCGTCGTTGTACGGTCGTATTGACATGGCGAAGTACCAGGTGGCATTGCGCAAGTGCGATAACTTTATCGTGCGGCAGTATGGCGGAGTTGAGAATCGACCTGGTACGCGTTTTGTCGGTGCCGCCAAATACCCAAATCGGAAATGCCGCCTGATCCCGTTCCAGTTCTCGACGGTTCAGACTTATGCTCTGGAGTTCGGACACCAGTACATGCGCGTTATCAAAGATGGTGCGTTGGTGCTGAACAGCAGCAATGTTATTTATGAAATTTCCACGCCATATACTGAAGCCGATCTGTTCCGAATTAAATTCACGCAAAGCGCCGACGTGCTTACGCTTGTTCATCCGGCATACCCGCCGAAAGAGTTGCGTCGCTATGCGCATGACAACTGGCAACTGGTTGATGTGGTAACGAAGAACGGACCATTTGAAGATATCAATATTGACGAGTCAGTGACGGTTTATGCCAGCGCCAGCACCGGGACAATTACGTTAACGGCAAGCGCCTCTATTTTTGGCGCGGAGCAGGTAGGCAAATTGTTCTATCTGGAACAGCCTGCAGTGGATTCTGTGCCGGTATGGGAAACCAGTAAGAGTACGTCAATTGGCGATATTCGCCGTGCAGACAGTAACTACTATCGCGCCGTTACAGTAGGCAAAACAGGCACTTTGCGCCCTTCGCATACAGAAGGCACATCATGGGATGGCTGGGGCGGATCCGGTGATGATGATACTGGCATTGAGTGGGAATATCTGCACAGTGGTTTTGGCATTGCCCGTATCACTGCTGCAAATGGAACTACTGCAACTGCCGAGGTGATTTCCTATATCCCTTCGCAGGTAGTTGGCGAGGATAATGCCAGCTATAAATGGGCTAAATATGCCTGGAACAGTGTTAATGGTTATCCTGGCACTGTTGTTTATTATCAACAACGTCTTTACTTCGCCGCATCGACTGCGTTCCCTCAGACTATCTGGGTCAGCCGTACCGGGGATTATAAGGATTTTGGCAAAAGCAATCCTACGCAGGATGACGACAGAATTATCTACACCTATGCCGGGCGTCAGGTTAATGAGATCCGCCACCTGATTGATGTCGGTTCGCTGGTGGCGCTGACTTCCGGAGGTGAGTACGTCATCACCGGCGACCAGAACAAAGTGTTAACCCCATCATCATTTGCATTCAGCTCTCAGGGATCAAATGGCTCGAGCAATGTCCCACCAATTGCCGTGGCGAATATTGCTCTGTTCGTCCAGGAGAAAGGCAGTGTTGTCCGTGATCTGGCCTACTCATTCGATGTTGACGGCTATCAGGGGAACGACCTTACTATCCTTGCCAATCATCTTTTTCAGAAGCACAGCATTGTTGACTGGTGCTTCTCGATAGTCCCTTACTCCAGCGCCTTCTGCATTCGTGATGACGGTAAATTACTGGTGATGACCTATTTGCGTGATCAGCAGGTTTTTGCATGGGCACCACAGTCCAGTACCGGAAAATATGAAAGCACATGCAGTATCAGCGAAGGCAATGAAGATGCGGTGTATTTCGTCATTAACCGAACCGTTAACGGGCAAACAGTGAGATACATCGAGCGACTGTCCAGCCGTTTATTTACCAGCGATGAAGATGCTTTCTTTGTTGATTCTGGCCTTAGCTATGATGGAAGAAATACGTCTGACAGAACGATGATCATCACTGGTGGTTCTGGCGAATGGGATTACCGCGAGGAATATACAATCAGTGTTTCTGGTGGTGCGTACTTCACCAGTAGTGATGTCGGTGCGCAACTACAGTTCCCTTATACCGGAACTGATCCTGATACTGGCGATGAAGTGTCAAAAGAATTACGTTGCGACATTATTTCTGTAACCAGCAATACCGCTGTAGTGGTTCGTCCTAACAGGAACGTCCCGCCATCCCTCAGGAATGTGGCCACCACGAACTGGCAGATGGCGCGCCGGACATTTGGAGGCCTGTCTCATCTTGAAGGCCAGACCGTAAACATTCTCTCTGATGCGAACGTGGAACCACAGAAAGTGGTTTCCGGAGGTGCCGTCACGCTGGAATCACCGGGGGCTGTAGTGCACATCGGCCTGCCAATAACTGCTGAATTCGAAACACTGGATATCAACATTAGCGGACAGGAAACGCTGCTGGACAAAAAACAGGTGATCCCGTCCGTTACTCTGGTTGTGAATGCCAGTCGCGGCATCTGGGCGACTACGCCCGGCGGTAAATGGTACGAATATCCACAGCGTGAATTCGAGTTCTACGATGATCCTGTTGATGATGCTACCGGAAAAGTAGAAGTGAAACTGGACAGTAACTGGGGCAAAAACGGACGTGTAAAAATCCGTCAGCTTGACCCGTTGCCGCTGTCTGTTCTTGCCGTTATTCCTCGCCTTACTGTTGGGGGATTCTGATGATCGATGTTCAAATTATTCCCGCTACCGAAGAGCATCTTCAGATGATTTTGCCGGATGTTCGTCAGGCTGATATTGACGAACTGTATGCGGTATCGCTGATGACTACCGAAGATGCGCTGCGTGTTGGTCTTCGCACTGCGACTATGGCCTGGTCAGGGTTCGCGAACGGAGAACTGGTAACCATGTTTGGTGTATCTCCGGCGTCAATGATCGGTGGCAATGGTACACCCTGGCTGGTCGGAACCAGCCGTATTGAAAAATATCAGAAGACATTTCTTCGCCACTGCCGACCTGTATTGCAGCAGATGCTGGCAGTTTATCCGCGCCTGGAAAACTACGTCGACGAGCGAAACCATGTTGCCAAAGCATGGCTGCACTGGCTTGGATTCAGGCTTGAAGAAGCCGCGCCTTATGGTGCTCTTGGTCTTAATTTCCACAGATTTCACATGGAGAGAAAATAATGTGCGATCCGGTTATTGCTGGTGGCGCAATGCTCGCCATGAGTGGCATTCAGGCATACACCCAGTACCAACAGGGAAAGTATGCCTCGAAGGTTGCAGAAGCGAACGCAGATATAGCCACTGCTCAGGCAAATGATGCAATAAACAGAGGTAACGCTGAAGCTGAGCAACGGCGCAGAGAGACACGACAGCGGCTTGGTACACAGGCGGCGACAATGGGGGCGACCGGAGCCGATTTATCTACCGGTAACGCGCTGGATATATTTGGCGACACTGCCCAGTTTGGCACTCTTGATTCGCTGACGACGGTGAATAACGCGCAACGCGAGGCTTACGGTTATCAGGTTCAGGCTGCCAACTATAAAGCAGAAGCCAGTTCAGCCCGTAAACAGGGGAATGTGGGAGCAGCAACAACATTGCTCACTGCGCCTCTGAAGGCATACGGTGCGTACCAGATGTTTGGTGGGACGTGGAGTCCGTTTACTCAAAGCACCCCTGCGCCAATCGGGGCAGCAGCAGGAACCAGATTACCCGGAGGATTATAATGCCAGTCGTACCAACAGTATCCGGCCGTCAGATTCAGAGCCGTGGAGTTCAGTCAGCAGGCTTGCAGACGTTTTCTCAGCCAGGTATTGGTAATGCTTTTGTTCGGGCAGGGACAGAGGCAATTGATGTTTTTGGTCAGGCAAAACAGCGTGCGAATGTTGCTATGGCTCAGGATGCTTCTCTTAGCTTAAGCCAGATAAGCAGCGATCTGCTGAATAACCCTGAAACAGGTTTGCTTAACCTGAAAGGGAAAAATGCTATTGGAAAAGGTCAGGAGTATACGCAGCAGTTTGATGCTCAGGTCGAACAACTGGCTATGTCGCTGCCGGATGAACAGGCTCGTAATGCTTTCATGCAGCAGGCGCAGCAGCAGCGCATTCAGTTCACTACGCAGGCCGGGCGGCACGAGATAGGGCAAATAAATGCCTACGAAGAAGGCCAGTTTCAGGCTACGCTGCTGAACAATGGTAAAAATGCCGCAGCATTGTATGGCGACAACGCCGCATACGTATTGGCTAATAAGCAAACTTTCCAGCAAATTGAGGATTACGGCATTGCACATGGCTGGAGTGACGAGCAAATCCAGGCCAAGAAAATCGAGTTTAAAGAAGCAACAGCAAAAGCAACTGCTCAAAATGCTATTGGAGCAAACTATCTTCAGGTAAGACAGCAAAACGGCGAGTTAAGCGATACTGCTGCTGGTTCTCGCCGTGCTGTAGCAGATAGTGGCTCTTCCGATCGTACCCGCGGTATACGCAACAATAACCCCGGCAATCTTGAATACAGCAAAACTAATCCGTGGGTTGGGCAGACTGGTGATGATGGTCGCTTTGCCAAATTCGAAACCCCTGAACACGGTATTCGTGCATTAGGGCGGAACCTGATGTCGTATCAGCGGCAGGGTATTGATACCGTCAGCGAGATAATTAATCGCTGGGCACCGCCTACTGATAAAAATGACACTATGTCGTATATCAAAGCAGTGTGCGAACAACTTGGCGTTTCTGCTGATGAGCCTCTCGATGCATCAAATCCTGATACCCTGAAGGCGCTTTGTGCAGCCATTATCCATCATGAAAACGGTAGCCAGCCATACAGTGATCAGCAGTTAACTGCAGGTATTAGTGCTGCGCTGGGGCTTTCTCAGCTACCGACAAAAAATAAACGTTATACCGGTGTAGCTTGGTTCGATGCTTTAAGTGAATCAGATCAGGCCAGCGTGTTGCGACAGACTGATGCACTAGCCAGACAACAGCAGGCTGAATATAAAACGATGCTCGACAGCCGGGTTCGCGATGCGACGGCTGCGTATATGCGTGGCATTGAATTTCCTAACCCACCTGGTGAGGATGATTTTATTGCAGCTTATGGAGTCAGAGAAGGAAACCTGCGATATACCGAGTTTAAGAATACGCAGATCGCTGGACAGTATATAGGCTCTTTCCGCAACATGCCGACAAGCAGCATTACAGCATATGTTGAGCAATTACGCCCGGATACTGGTGATACAGGGGAGGGGTATGCGGCACGCGCAGCTCTTTATGACAACGTTGTTTCGGCTGCAAATCAGGTGATAAAGCAGCGGCAGTCGGATCCTGTGCAGTTCTCTCTTTCCTCCGGACAGGCAAAGCCTATCGACATGAGCAATAAGGATAACTTTGGACAGAGCGTTGCCTTGCGTGCCGCTCAGGTCAGTGACCTTGCTAAGTCATATGGCACTCCACTGACGTTCTTTTCCAAAGACGAGGCCAATCAGATCGGTGTTTTCTTTCGTGATGCTCCAGTTTCCCAACAGGCAGCATATCTCGATACCATCAGGCAGAGCACTGGTGGTGGGCAGGTGTATATGTCAGCACTACAGCAGATCAGTGCCAACGCTCCATCTGCTGCCGTTGCCGGGATACTGATGGATAAGCCTGGTGGTATTTTGGCAGAAAAAAACTGGTTTAATCCGGATGTTTCCGTGTCTCCTGAAACTGCTGCGCAGACAATTCTTGCTGGCGCGGCGGCTCGTAAAGGTACTGATGATGCGAAAGGTATTCCGATGCCTAAAGATGCTGATCTTCGCCTTGAGTTTTCTGACATGGTGAAGGATGCATTTGCTGGTGACGCTCAGGGGGCATCAATGGCATACGAGATCGCAAAGGATTATTACGCTGGTGTGATGGCGAAAAAAGGCGTGGTATCAGGCGAAATTGACAATGATGTCTGGAAACAGGCTGTTAACGTAGCTACAGGTGGCGTGCATGACTATAACGGAATGGGGAATGTCCTTTTGCCGTGGGGAATGTCTGCAGAGCAATTCGATAAGCAGGTTAATCAGGCTTGGAATGAACAAGTTGTCGGCTCCGGGATAAAAACACCGCCTGGTCAGTATGGTTTGCAAAGTTACGGCGATAGTCAGTACCTGGTGAAACTTGGTACTGGTTATCTGCTGAAAGATGATGGTTCTCCCGTTGTTCTTAATCTGACACAGAAACGTCAGAGATTCTCCGGAGATATTCCGCAATGAGTTACTTTGGCCTTAATCCAGTAAACCAGAATCAGCAGCTTGACGAAGCAGCATCAAATCCAGCTGGCTTTAACAGCGATGTTGGTTTTTTCGACAATGCTGTAGGAGCGGCATTGTCTGGTTTGTACTCCGGGCTGGTGGCAAAGCCAGATCAGTTGCTATGGGCAGGGATGGATAAAATCGTATCCCCGATTGCTCAGTTTGTTAACGAAAACACCTCGCTCAATGACACTTCAGTTTCATACATTGCTGAGCAGAGAAAACTAGCAGAGCAGCAGGTTAAGCGGCTGACGCCTGATGCCGCGACAACCGGAACCGCCGGGCAGGTTCTTTATGGGTTGTTCGATATGGGCGGGCAGGCTGTTGTCGGTACAACGCTCGGTGGTCCTGTCGGAGGTGCAGCGGCGGTAACTTCGCTACAGGGTTTTTCTGAGTTTGAACGGCTGATAGCACAGGGTGTTGATTTCAGGACGGCGCAGGAAGCGGGATTAGTGCAGGGCATTACTGCTGGTGCCGGAACACTGATCCCTATGAGCCTCGGGTTACGTGCTGGTGGTGCGCTGGCGGAAGGTGTGGCGGCTCAGCTTGCGCGGACGGGTGAGAGTTCAGTGCGACGCGCCGCAGCAACAGCAGTACGTGCAACGCCAGATATTGCCTATGCCGCAGGTACAAATATTGCGTTCGGTATGGCACAGCGTGGGCTTACTGCAAAAACGCTTCGTGATGGTGGCTATAGCGAAATGGCTAACCAGTATGATGTGTTGGATCGACAGGCAATTGCTATTGATGCTGTTCTTGGGGTGGCGTTTGGTGGTGTCGGCAGATTTATTAACTCTCGCGGCGAGTCTACAAGCGCACCAAATTTTTCACCAGTTGATATCGATGCTGCACTGGCGGCGAATGCCGCTCATCATGCTGAAATTGATATTGCTCCTGGCGTGCCGATCAACGTGCTTTCGCGTAATTCTCACATTCAGGCTCTGCGAAAAGCCATGTCTGATGTTAGCCAGGGGAGACCTGTAGACGTTGCCAGCATTGTTGAGTCTGCATCTTTCAGTGAAATCCCTGGGCACAAGAGTCTGCTTTCTCAGGCAGTTAATGAGGCTCTGTCATCTGTAGATGATGGAAAAACGGCGCGCGCTATAGAAAATCGGTTGCTTGAAGAACAGGCCGCGCAGCTTTTGTCGCGTGGCGATAGACAGGTTTACCAGTCTGAAATCGCTAATAGCCAACGAATTATCGACAATCTCACTGAACAGCGCGCACAAATTCTTGCAGAAGAGCCAACTGGTAGCGGTAAAGCTTTGTCTCGTGCTCGATCAGATAAACAGGCCAGAATTCGCGATATTGACCAACGAATCCGGCAGGCACAAGAACGCCTGGAATTTTCCCGTAACGCGTTGGCGCCGCACGAGCCTGGAGGTCAGTTTTTTGAAGCTCGAGCAGAACTGGCACGACGACAGCAGGCAGAAAGTGAACTTAATGCTCAGGCTGTTTCATTCTATAAAACAGCAGAGGTCAGGACGCCAGACGAAGTAGCTCCTTTTGAGCCCGGTAAGATATTGCAACAGACAGAACAAAAAATGATGGCAGATCCGGCAGGAGATATTGATCTGCGTATAGCTGAAGACTCGCTGCTTGAATCTCCGGACATGATAATCACCGTGCTGGATGATGATGGTAATCCACAATCGCGCAGTGCGCGTGAAGTACTGGATGAAGCGAACAGGGAAAGTGAGCAGGCAATACAGGATTCCAGCCTGTTTGATGTTGCTGTGGCGTGTTTCTTGAGAGGTTAAATTAAATGAGACAGGAATGTATACAAGCGGTCCAGCAGGCGGCGCAGCGCACGTTAACGGCGCGAGAAATACAGAACATTGAAGACCGCATTTATCGAAATATGCGCTCCATTGCTCGTGATGACCCGATGTCGTGGCGACAACTTTCCGAATCAGAACGGTTGTATCGTGCAGCACAATTGGCATCTGAAGAATTACAGCGAGAAGCGACATTAAAGAAACGTCGTGTGGCTCTCACTATAGCCGCACGTCAGAGATTGGATAAATTTATCAATAGCTATCAAGGGGCTGATGGGAAACTTGGCGCTCTTAACCGTACTATTGCTTTTAATGCAGACGGTAAATCGAATTTCCTCTCTGTTGAATCCAGAACAAAAGCCACTCGTGATTATGCATTGAGTCAATTGCAGGAGGCATTTGAAGCAGTTGATCCTCGCTTTTTTGGCCTGTTTGAAGATGAAGCGGGCGTGCGTGATCTGGTATATGAAATGCGAGGGCAAAATACTGGCAATGCTAAAGCAAGAAAAGGTGCTAAGGCGTGGAGAGAAGTGACAGAGCTACTCCGCCGCCGGTTTAATGATGCTGGTGGGGACATTGGCTATCTCGAAAACTGGGGGATCCCTCAACATCATTCTATGGAAAAGGTTGGGGCGGTATCAAAAGATAAATGGGTTAGCGATATTATAGGTAAGCTGGATCGCAAATATTATACTCGAGCCGATGGACAACTGATGAACGATGCCGAGTTGTCTGCATTTCTTGGAGAAGCTTATAACACAATCGCCACTGGTGGGCTGAATAAGCTTACTGATACCGGCATGCGAATTTCCGGCGCACGTGCTAATCGTGGTAATGCATCACGACAGATACATTTCAAAGATGCAGATTCCTATCTGCAATATCAGCAACTTTATGGCGATCGCTCTCTATGGGAAGTCATGGTCGGTCACCTGGAAGGTATCAGTAAAGATATTGCACTGGTGGAAACATATGGCCCAAACCCCGATCATGTTTTCCGCTCCCTTCTTGATCAGGTGAAGGCAGAAACGGCAACAGCTAACCCGAGTAAAACCGGTAGCGTCGAGCGCCTGGCGAACAACACAGAGAATCTGTACAACTTTATTTCAGGAAAGACACAGCCTGTAGCGAATCCGCACATCGCGCGCTGGTCTGACAATATCCGCAATTGGCTGGTTGCCAGCCGACTCGGATCCGCGTTGCTGTCATCGTTCTCTGATCTTGGAACCATGTATCTGTCTGCGAAGGTGACCAACCTTCCAATGAACCAGTTATTCCGCAACCAGCTTGAAGCTATGGACCCAACGAACCGGACTGAGCTTGCGCGGGCGCGCCGCGCTGGTCTGGCGATGGAATCTCTACTTGGCAGCGTTAACCGCTGGGCGATGGATAATATGGGGCCGTCAGTGTCTCGTTGGGCGGCAACGGCGGTAATGCGTGCCAGTGGGCTTACAGCATGGTCAGATGCGCACAAGCGCGCCTATGGCGTAACCATGATGGGAAGCCTGGGAGAAGTAGTGTCACGGACACCAGACCTTCGTAGCCTCGATGACTCTGATTTTCGTATCCTGAAAAGCAAAGGGATTACTGACACAGACTGGAGCGTATGGAAGCTGGCGCAACAGGAGGACTGGGGGAACGGTAATAATACGATGCTGACACCGGAAAGCATTATGCGTATCCCTGATTCAGCAGTTAAACATCTTGGTGAGCCTGAACGCGTGAAATTTGAGGCAATGCGTAAACTGCTCGGTGCCGTAACTGAAGAAGTTGATATGGCTGTTATTACACCGGGAGCACGTGAGCAACTGATAACCGGTTCTGGTATTCAGCGTGGAACATGGAAAGGTGAATTAACGAGAAGTGTTTTCCTGTTTAAATCGTTCCCTATCTCGGTTGTTATGCGTCACTGGTCACGCGCTATGGGTATGCCGTCTGCTGGTGGGCGTGCGGCATATATTGCGACGTTTATTGCCAGTACGACCATTCTTGGCGCTTTGTCGCAGCAACTTAACGACCTTGCGTCTGGTCGTAATCCTCGAGAGATGACAGGAGAAGATGCCGCAAAATTCTGGCTTGGTGCTCTACTGAAAGGTGGTGGTCTTGGCCTTTACGGTGACTTTTTATTGTCAGATCACACTAGGTACGGAAGCGGCGCGCTGGCGTCGATGCTTGGCCCGGTAGCTGGTCTGGTTGATGACGTAGTGAAGATTGCTCAGGGCATACCGTTAAATGCTGTGGAAGGGAAGAGTGAGCAGACTGGTGGTGATCTGGTGAAGCTGGGGAAAGGTTTGATGCCAGGTGCGAATCTCTGGTACTTGAAGGCGGCTCTCGATCACATGATCTTTAACCAGATGCAGGAGTATTTTTCACCTGGCTATTTGCGTAAAATGGAGCAACGTTCGAAGAAAGAGTTTAACCAGACATACTGGTGGCGACCTCATGATGTCACTCCGCAATAAGGAAGTGTTGTGTTTTTAATTATTTTGAGTGTGATAATTTCTGGTGGGTTGTTATTTATTGACCGCTACAAATATTTTCTTAACCCTCAGACTCAAGCTATTTGCTGGTTCATCTTTGTTGTGCAGGGAATAGTTCTTGTTGCAAGCCTTATTGAGGGGAGGCCTCTGATTTTTACTGGGTAAATAGGTGACTACATGCAAGCGATAGGATTCATTGTTTATATCGTCGTTGGCCTTTTTCAGTTGGCAGCAATTATGGCTGGGCTTGAATCATGGTGGGGATTGCACTGGATAATTGCAGCCCCCATTGCTTTCATCGTGAGCTATATTCCATTTGTTGGAGCGATTGTTGGTATGGTTGGTGCTGTGGATGTATGGCGGTGGGAGTGGTGGCAGGCTGGCCTTCTCTTCTTTGGTGGGATCATCTTTGCTATTGTCTGCGGTGGAATGTCATCATTTTTCGAACGGCTATCATTCAGAAAAGGAACGTGACATGTCACAGGCCGCTTTCGCGGCCTTGTTTTTAACGAATGCCACCGCCACCCGGGCGGGAATCCGCAGAACGCCCACCGCAGCGTGAGCCGTCAGCAGCAGTGTCGCTGTCGTGCTGACAACGACCGGCAAAGGCCTGAGTTGAAGCTACCAGAGACAACAAAACGAACAGTGCAGCAAATGCTTTTTTCATTGTGAAATTTCCATCTATAAGCCACCTCAATGTGGCGTCAATGAGTGTAGCACTGACTTTTGTTTCGTCCACAAAAAAGCCCGCAGCGCGGGCTTACTTTTCTTCAGGTTTGTTGTCTTCAGATTTCTTCTTGATGCTTGGTTTTTGTCTAAGAACGAAAATACCAGCCACTGCAACAACTGTACCGATCACTGTGCCAGCTAGAACTTCATGGCCTGTTAAACCTAATAATGTTGCACAAGCTACTGTAAAAATAGTTGCACTCAGGCCAAACCACTGCCCACGTTTATCTCTATTAATAGCCCCGTCAAGTGCCTTTTCCTCCATTTTCTGGCGGTGAGCAAACTCCTTCTCCGTCAGCTGGAAGATGCGTTCGGGGGCATCAGGTAAAATATCCTGATACCCGCGAAGCAGATAGGGGGGAGGAAGCGGACCCTGAAACGCATGGTGAGCGACAACTATCTCCTGAATTTCAGGGCGATCAAGAACTCTTGTGAAGGCATCTGGGTGTTGAATGATCTCGTTACTTAGCCCTTCCTCAACTTCCTCGAACTCAGTTTCTTCGTTATCACTTGGTTGCCCAATAGATTTTTGCATATTTGTCGAAGGACATTCCTTTAGCTTCTGGTTTTCCTCTTGCATTTGAGTTTTTCCCTGTCACTATTGCCCATTTTCCGCCAGCAGGCGCTGCAATTTTTTTTCCGTTCTTTACTATATATTCAGCATAAACACGATTTTCTGACCGTCTGAGATCGTCTCCGACCATATTCATGTCTCTTGATATAACTTTGACGACAGAGTCTCGGTTTAAAGCCTTGGCATAGTTGGAGCCAGGAACGATACCCAAAGGGGTGCCAGACTCTATAGCCAGCTCCTTGACATATCTTCTGCTCATATGAACCTCAACCAATCGACTTTACCAATCGGGTAATTTTAAACATGAGTATAATGCTTTTAACTGCAACGAGTGTAAACAATTATTGATAATTGTAGGCACATCCATGTGCCGCCGCTCGTCAGAAGAACCCTGCTTTGTCGTTGATATACTCCGCGTGGGTCTGGATATCACGCAGGCATTTGCTCACACCGACGATGTAGCAGAACATGGTGGTCAGCTCCGCCGCCGCGCCCGATACATCGTGCCCGTCTTCCTGCAACTGGTTCAGCAAATTCATCAGCAGTGAGTTCTCCGTCAGGCCGAGAACACCAGACGGCGAGTGAATCAGGCTGCGGTAGCCGGGCTTCAGTGGGGCGCTGTAGGTTTTGTTCTCTATCTTCATCGCCTGCATTACTGCTGACGCCGTGGCGTTGGCTACCTGGTCGGCAACCATCTTTATGCGTTCTTCCTGCGGGAGCGAGTTTTTAATGTAGCTTCCGGTGCGGCGGATCTGAGGAAGAACCTCACCTGTAACCCATTCAAGAAATCTGAATGCTCTCGTTCCCTCAGTCATTGCCTCTTTGCAACGCAGAATAAGGATGTAGAGACCTGATTCTGAAACGATGGATAGTTCTTGTATTCCACCAGGGGTCTGTATTGAATACAGCCCCTTTTTGTTCCAGCCTTTTTTATCAAGTTTTCTCGCTTGTGTAACATCAATATTCAAAGCATTGCACACATCTTTGGTGACAAACCAAGGTTCTCCGTCAATCATGAACATACGGATCTGGCAGGATGACTCAAAGGAAAAGATGGAAGGTTTGGTATTCATGGCGATCACCTTTGTAGTTAGGTTAATCACCACCGCTGAGACCAATCAGATGGTGGTGAACTGTGCAGAGTTGGTCTTACCGGCTACAAAGGAACCCGGCGCACCTTTCGGTGCCCCCACACAGCCCACCATAGAATAGGTGCGCTTTACACATAAAAAAACCGCTTATGCGGCATATGTGCCTCTGTAGTAATCCGGGAGACCAATCCCGGCACTGGATTTTGCCAGTGCCCGATTACTATGGCACAAGAGGAGTGCGATGTAAATTTACCGCAAAGGTAATAATAAATGCATAACTCACGTTATTTCAACCCTATGTGGTTTGATTGATCCCATTTCAGAAAATACCTGCCTATTTTTTTGCCAGTATGCGTATACTTTCGATAGAATGTTTACCCTAGAGGTAGTTGGGGGTGCCCGTGAACACGAAGAGAGCTACAGTAATGCAGCATTTGAGGAAATCAGAAAAAAATAAAGACCATGAAATATTGAGTAAGGCCATTGTTCGGGCTTCCAATAATACTGTTATACCTCATGCTGAAGAGACTGGACAGAAATTTCTTATTCGGTATTTCACTGAAAATAGTGCAGTTGAGGAGATTTTAAAACATCAGGGAGGGGAATTTAAATGTGGAAAACTGGCAGATTATGTTCGTCGTGAAACGTCTGAACAAGAAGTATATTATGCTGATATTAATCATAAGTCAGGTGTGAAAATTGTAATAGGCTATTACACAACTCCCAAAAATGTTATGCATGAGGTCCCAAAGATGTCCGTCGAGAAATCTCATGCAATCTCGCGCAGGATGTTTGCACGCACTGCCGAAGATATGGCTCAGGAGCTCTACGACGATGCTGAATAAATTCCAGGGGTTGGTTCACCCTGGAATTTTTGGGAAGGACCCTGAGCTAATACCTATCAAAAACGCGTTCATAGATCACTGGCGCTACGGTCATCATAAGGATTTCGGAAAGGACACTCTGTTTCGGGATCCACCGAAAGAGATGCTGGAATATCACATACGCCACGTTCACGTAAACATCGGAAACTATACTGACAAGTTTGGTGAGAGCGGTACGGAACAATGCTGGAAAAACTGGGCATCCGGGAAGAAAGACAAGACCACCAACAAGCATAAAAAAATACCAACCAGTGATGTGTATGTGATTTATCTTGTAACGTCTGAGCGACATGCGTTTCTTCTGGATTACTGGGATGAGCCAGCACACAAAAAAGTAGAAATTGACGAACAAAAACAAAAACTTCTTGTCGAGTGTGACAGAATTTTGCGGCTGAAAAATTTAGAATCCATGCCGCGCGATGCAAGTTTGTGGGACCCGGAATTTTACGACTGTTAATGGCCGCTCTTGCGGCCTTTAAATTTACCGGGTTTGTTTTCGTAATTGTTCGGCACAATAGTCGAGATGTGTTTGCAGATCCTGCATAGACATCTGTGAGCTGGTGACGTAGTTAATCAGTGCAGTCAGTTCGGCAAGTGGGCCATCGACATTAAATCCATCCTTATCGAGATCCCGGAGTAATTTCATCAAGTGCGATCCCTCCACCAGTGACCTGACGCCTCCCGGCGTGTGAATCCTTTCGGTAAATCCGTCTTCCAGTGGATAGTGATACTGCTGCATCTTATCTTCTCCATGCAATAACTGTATGTTTATACAGTAACAAATAATTTGTTTGCTATCCAGCACGTTTTGCAAATTACCCGAAAGGTAATATCTATTGGTATTTATAGTCTTTTTATCCATATATGGTTTTTCAGGTAATAGAATAACCAGATATGCGGCGCAACGGGTGCTGCGACTATCTGGAGATTTAACATGACGGTCTCAACCGAAGTTGACCACAACGAATACACCGGTAACGGCGTTACGACATCGTTTCCGTATACTTTTCGAATTTTCAGAAAATCAGACCTGGTTGTTCAGGTGTCTGACCTGAACGGGAACGTAACAGAATTGGTCCTGGATACCGGTTATACGGTAACTGTGGCGGGCACTTATAGTGGCGGTTCTGTGGTTCTTCCGTCTCCGCTTGCTACTGGATGGCGAATTACGATAGATCGTGTGCTTGATGTAGTGCAGGACACAGACCTTCGCAATCAGGGAAAATTTTTCCCCGAAGTGCATGAAGATGCCTTTGACTACCTGACGATGCTGATCCAGCAATGTTTTGGGTGGTTCAGACGTGCATTGATGAAACCATCTTTGCTTGCAAAATATTACGATGCAAAGCAAAACAAAATTTCTAACCTTGCAGATCCATCATTTGAGCAGGACGCTGTAAATAATCGCTCAATGCGTAATTATGTCGATGCTGCAATCGCCGGGGTTGTTGGTGGTTTTGGTTGGTTTATTCAGTATGGTTCTGGGGCTGTGTACCGAACGTTCCAGGATAAAATGCGTGATGCTATTAGCCCCAAAGATTTTGGAGCTGTTGGTGATGGTATAAATGACGATTCCACTGCAATAAGCGCGTGCCTTGAAGCCTCATCTCCAGGTTATAAAATTGACGGATTAGGGCTTACTTTTAAAGTATCAACTCTTCCGGATGTCAGTCGATTTAAAAATGCTCGTTTTTTATTTGAGAGAATACCGGGCCAGCCTCTTTTTTATGCTTCTGAAGATTTTATCCAGGGAGAGTTATTTAAAATTACAGATACACCGTGGTACAACGCCTGGACGCAGGATAAAACGTTTGTATATGACAATGTCATCTATGCGCCTTTTATGGCTGGAGACCGCCATGGTGTAAATAACCTCCATGTTGCATGGGTTCGCTCAGGAGATGACGGGAAGACCTGGACAACGCCGGAATGGCTTACAGATTTACATGAAAACTATCCCACAGTTAACTATCACTGCATGAGTATGGGGGTTGTCAGAAATCGCCTTTTTGCTGTAATTGAGACGCGGACCGTGAGAGGAAATAAACTGCAGGTTGCAGAGTTGTGGGATCGCCCAATGAGTCGCAGCCTTCGCGTTTATGGTGGTATAACGAAAGCAGCAAATCAGCAAGTCGCTTATATTCGCATTACTGATCACGGATTATTTGCTGGTGATTTTGTCAACTTCTCAAACTCTGGTGTTACAGGTGTTACCGGGAATATGACGGTGACTACTGTTATTGATAAAAATACTTTTACAGTTACGACGCAAAATACTCAGGATGTGGATCAGAATAACGAGGGTAGATACTGGAGTTTTGGCACATCATTTCACTCGTCACCATGGAGAAAAACCAGTCTTGGAACTATTCCTTCTTTTGTTGACGGAAGCACTCCTGTTACTGAGATTCACAGTTTTGCGACGATTAACGATAACAGTTTTGCTGTTGGCTACCATAATGGTGATATTGGTCCACGCGAGCTTGGGATACTCTATTTCTCTGATGCTTTCGGTTCTCCTGGTAGCTTTGTTCGCAGACGCATACCTGTAGAATATGAGGCGAATGCATCTGAGCCATGTGTAAAATATTATGATGGCATTCTGTATCTGACGACCAGGGGGACATTAAGTACTCAACCCGGTAGTTCATTGCACAGAAGCTCTGATTTAGGTACATCATGGAATTCTCTTCGCTTCCCAAATAATGTTCATCACTCAAACCTTCCTTTTGCCAAAGTTGGCGATGAGCTGATTATTTTTGGCAGTGAGCGCGCATTTGGTGAGTGGGAAGGAGGAGAACCTGATAACCGTTATGCAGGAAATTATCCAAGAACATTTATGACCAGAGTTAACGTCAATGAGTGGAGTCTGGATAATGTAGAGTGGGTTAATGTTACTGATCAGATTTATCAGGGCGGAATAGTTAACTCTGCGGTTGGTGTTGGTTCAGTTTGTATCAAAGACAACTGGCTGTACTACATTTTCGGTGGGGAAGACTTTCTAAACCCATGGAGCATAGGGGATAACAACAGAAAATATCCTTATGTTCACGATGGTCACCCGGCTGATTTGTATTGTTTCAGGGTGAAAATTAAACAGGAAGAATTTGTTTCAAGGGATTTTGTCTACGGAGCCACTCCTAACAGAACGCTTCCTACTTTTATGTCGACGTCAGGCGTGAGGACGGTTCCTGTACCCGTTGATTTCACAGATGATGTTGCCGTCCAGTCACTGACTGTCCATGCAGGTACATCAGGACAAGTTCGCGCGGAAGTCAAACTTGAGGGTAATTACGCCATTATTGCGAAGAAAGTACCGTCTGATGATGTTACCGCTCAGAGATTAATCGTTAGCGGCGGTGAAACAACGTCTTCAGCAGATGGTGCAATGATAACGTTGCATGGTTCCGGAAGCAGTACTCCACGTCGCGCGGTATATAACGCACTCGAACATCTTTTTGAGAACGGAGATGTTAAACCTTATCTTGATAATGTAAATGCTCTTGGTGGTCCGGGAAACAGGTTCTCGACAGTTTATCTTGGCTCCAATCCTGTGGTTACCAGTGACGGAACATTAAAGACAGAGCCGGTCTCTCCTGACGAAGCATTGCTGGATGCCTGGGGTGACGTCAGGTATATCGCTTATAAATGGCTGAACGCTGTCGCTATAAAGGGGGAAGAAGGGGCGAGGATACATCATGGTGTAATCGCGCAGCAACTTCGTGATGTTCTTATTTCTCACGGACTCATGGAAGAAGAAAGCACAACATGCCGCTATGCCTTTCTTTGCTATGACGATTATCCCGCAGTATATGATGACGTCATTACTGGCCAAAGGGAAATGCCGCTGACTGATAATGACGGGAGCATCATTGTTGATGAGGATGATAATCCAGTGATGGTAATAGAAGACATCATTGAGCGCGTTGAAATAACGCCAGCAGGATCTAGATGGGGGGTCAGACCTGATCTCTTATTCTATATCGAGGCAGCATGGCAGCGCAGAGAAATGGATAAGATAAAAGAGCGGGTTCAGTCTCTGGAAGAACGTTAAAAAAAAGCCCGCAAAATATTGCGGGCATCAAAAACGGAGTTGGTGAAAAGTTATCTTTGAATTCTATCATGAATCAGTACGTATTTTAAATACATGTTCAGGTTTATTACACCATAGCATTATTAAATACAAAATTAAGTCTATGGTTCCTGTACAACTGCCCCCACTCTGCTGGCTCGTTCTGTAAAATCATTAGTACTTTTATTGAGATATATGATATGGAACAATAATGATTCATATATGGTTTACTATGCGGGTTTAGTCATCAATAATTGACTGGCTTATAGATAGTAAACAGGAGAAAGTATGTCTGCTCAAGTAACAAGTGAGCAATTAAATCAGTTGCTTAGTTTTGGTTCTCTTGCTGCAGTTATTGCAGGTGTCCCTCCGGAGGTTGCTTTAGGGGCTTTGGCTGGGGCGGTAATTTTTGTTACCTCTGCAGTAGAGTACCCCATCCGTCGCCGGGTGCTCCTGTCGATGCTCAGCTTTCTTTGCGGCCTTCTCTTTTACAAACCAGCAGCATCAATTCTTATCGGCATAGCCAGCCTGATCCCTACCATCACGCAGGACTCTTTTGAAAAAGGGATTGTTTTCTCTGCAGGCGCATTCGTGTCAGCAATTGTCGCTGTGCGTATTGGTATATGGCTCTATCACCGTTCCGATAATCCACGCGAGTTAATTCCGGGGAGAAAAGACGATGGTAACGCATGAGTTTTTTTTGCTTATCACCAATGCAGTTATTTGCACTGGCATAGCAATTCGCGTTGTCACATTCCGGCGTAACGGCTCTCAACATCGAAGGTGGGGAGGATGGCTTGCTTATTTCCTGATTGTTGCTGCGGCCAGTATTCCTGTTCGAGTCGCCTATGCAATCTGGTTACGTACGCCAATGGCTGTGGATTTATCTGAGGTCATTATCAACGCTGTCATGCTGGCTGCGGTTATTAAAACGCGCGGTAACGTCGTTCAAATTTTTAAAGTATCGAGGTCTAAACATGGAGATTAAACAATTCCAGCGAGCTGCTGGTATCAGCGAGGCACTGGCCGCACGCTGGTTCTCGCATATAACTGCTGCGATGAAAGAGTTTGGTATCAGCAAAGCAGAAGATCAGGCAATGTTTATTGCTCAAGTCGGGCATGAGTCTGGGAGCTTCACCAGGTTGCAGGAGAATTTCAACTACAGTGTCAGCGGACTGGCTAACTTCGTTCGGGCTGGGCGTCTCACTCAGGGGCAGGCTAATGTACTGGGGCGCCGTGCTGGTGAACCACCATTGCCACTTGAGCGCCAGCGCGCGATCGCAAATCTGGTATACAGCAAACGCATGGGGAACAATGCCCCTGGTGATGGCTGGAATTACCGAGGGCGCGGACTTATCCAGATTACCGGTTTGAATAACTATCGTGATTGCGGAAACGGTCTGAAGGTTGACCTGCTGGAGAGCCCTGAACTGCTGGCGCAGGACGAATATGCGGCTCGTAGCGCGGCGTGGTTCTTCGTCAGCAAAGGCTGCATGAAGTATACCGGCGATATTGTACGTGTAACTCTGATTATCAATGGTGGCAGAAACGGTATCGACGACCGGCGTGCGCGGTACATCACAGCAAGTAAGGTACTGGCGGTATGATCTGGGCATTTGTAAAAGCATACCGTAAACAGTTACTTATCGTGGCGATGCTTGCTGTTCTGGTCATATCAGGAGTTGTTGCCTGGAATATACACGGCAGTCGCCAGTACGATGCCGGGTATGCGCAGGCGGAAGAAGACCGCAAAGCCGAAGAAGACAAAGTTCGTCAGTACTACGAACAGGAGAAAGTGACCAATGAACGTGAAGCTCAGCAGAGGATCGACCAGGCGCGCAATGATGCTCTTGATGCTGCCGCTAGCGCTGGCCGGTTGCAGCAACAACTCTTTGCCATCCGTGAGCAGCTCAGGCAGTATAACGCCATTGTCGGCGCTGGGTCGTCAGCCGCAGACACCGGAGTTTTGCTTGCCGACGTGCTCAGCAAATCTCTCGAGAGAAACAGACAACTGGCAGAGTATGCTGACCGGGCAGCCGAAGCCGGAAGAGTCTGCGAAAAACAGTACGACACTTTGACCAGATAGCATGGCATTTTTCATGGTACTGATTTCCGGTGACGGTATATAAAACGGTACGGGAAAAATTGAGATTTGGAAAAATGTTATCACTCAATTGGTTATGGTTATCGTAAATAATTGAGTGGGAATGATTTTGATCCCTGCACTATGAATGAACAAAACCCTCTGTTACTACAGAGGGTTTTTTATCTTCAAGAATTATAGGCTTGAAGTTACTTACATCGATTAATTAAACCAGCTGTCCGATTTGTTCTCTTCTGCTTTGCCCACGCTTTTCATCAGATCGCGACCGCCTTCAGTCATATTTCTGTTTGCGTCAGCTTCAGATTGCACCACATCGGTTTGCGCAGCTTTGTGCTTCAGTTCCTGATCGATAAATTCGTTTTCTCGCTTAACGCGGGCTTCTTCTTTCGCCAGCGCCAGTTTTTGTTTCTGAATCTCTAAGCTGCGTAGCTCATCTTCATAACTTTGATCGCGTTTTTTGTCCGCAGTGGCTTCGGCGTCCAGTTTATCCTGACGAGCTTTCTTATTCGCTGCTGCCGTTGCCGCTCTTTTATTAGCCGCGGCCTGGGCGTTTGCGCGACGTTGCTTCTCTTGCTGGATTTCCCTGTTGCGCTCCGCGACCCATTCGTCATGCTGCCTTTGCTCTTCATTTTTACCTTGCTGTTCCGCTTCTGCGACAGCAGAGAGTTGATCCTGCAATGATGAGGCGATAGCCGGATAGCTTAAGGAGGCTAAGATGGCGCAAAGAAAAACTTTCTTCATGACTCCTCCTGATCATTAGCTCTTTTCAGGACATTTGGTATTTGGCTGAATACGCGTTTCGTTATACGTCGTGGTAATAACAACGGCTAAACCTGTCGTAAACTGGCACTCTTTACCCACCTGGGTGGAGGTATACACTTTGGTGCCTTCCTTATACGTTAGAGAAACACCTTCCACTAAGGTTTTATCATTCACCATAGAACCCGCTGCCGCGCCAACAGCTCCGCCGCCAACTGCACCTGCCGTCGTTCCGGAATTGCTGCCAGACCCCACGTTGTGGCCGATTACACCGCCAGCGACTGCACCAATAAGCGCGCCGAAGGCTTGTGCGTTTCGTTTATTTTGGGAGTTGTCTACGGCAACTTTTGCGGGAAGAATGGAAATAATATTAACGGTTTTAGTTTCTTGTTTGGTATTCAGTTGATCGGTTTGATAAACATCGGCGGCATGATCATCAGCATTTGACTGGCATCCTGCCAGAGTGAATGACGCTAACATTGCCACAGGCAGAAGACATTTTTTAAATTTCAT